TGGTAGAGTTACAACTGCATCAAATTCAACTACTACAGTAATAAAAACAGATAGAGATTTATCAAGTACTTTAAATTCAAATAATAGTTATGAATTACATTTAATATATCCTAGCGGTGGTGCATATTTAACTCAACAGACAGCAACTATTAATTCCGTAGTTTATAGAGAAGGAGATTTAGTATTAGTTGACGAGGATGGTGGAGCTATTGACAACGAAGAAAAAGCAAGAAACGTTAAAGATGATGCAGGTGCTTTAGTACAGATGTATTACTCAGAAGAAGTTAGAGTAGAAACACAACCAGTAAGTTCTTTTAATTCAACCTCAATAACTGTATCAAGTGCATTTAGTTCTGTACCAAATGGAGAAGTTATCTATGCTATATCTGGAGAAACAGACAAAGGTGTAGAGGTAACTGGGAACATAAAACAATATATTATTACTTCATTAAAAGAAAATAGTGATGAAATGACTTTCGATATTAATGCTGCTGAATACAATGTTAAAAAGTTCAATGCAGTAGATAGAGGATATGAAATACCAGAACTTCCAGCAGAATTAAGAAAACCAAAAAGATCAGAAGAAGTACCAGTACCTCAAAATCTAACAGCGGCTATAATACCTAGTGGTGGAGACAATACAACATTAGATGCGGGAGTATCTGGTTATGATATTTTATTATCTTGGACTCATCCTACTTCTACTAGAACAGATAGTGATGGTAATACTTTAACTGATGTATACGAACATTTAGCAGGATATAGAATACAACATAATGCACAGACTGAAGCCCATGACCCAAATCACGATGAATTTGTAAAAATAGATGTAGACAAACAAGTTTCCTATACTATACGAAATGTAGTAGTTGGAGATGAATACATATTAAGAGTTCAAACAAGAAATACAAGTGGACAAACATCTTCTTACATACAAACAAAAGTAGACTTTGATGTCTCTAGTCTAGCGCCTTTTTCTGCGGATATTATACCAGCAGGATTAAATGGTAGTATTGTAAGAGGTGGTTTATTAACTGCTACTCAAAATATCAATACTTCAAATGGTACTATAACTTTTTCAAATAACACATACTCATACCAACCATTAAATGGAGCAGAAGGATTAGCTTTCGCAAGTGCAAACACTAATTTTACCACACAGGCAGGTTTTAATAACTTAGCAAATGGAGAAACTGGTTATCTATTATTTGACTATGATGGAGCCTTAGATAGAGGAACTACAAGGTCAGACCCATTACAAGCAATACATTTACATACGGATGAAGATGCTGCAGATGTTAATGGTAATAAAATACTATATACATTTATGAAAAGACTCGGAGAGTCAAATAATGATATAGTACAAGCAACTGGAACAATAGCTTTACCAGCTGGGTCTAGTACAATAACAGGAACGAGTACAGCGTTCACAACAGATTTTAGAGCAGGAGATGTAGTTATAGTAGATGTTGCAGGAGCAACAAGATTCTATTCTACAGTATCTTATATAGAAAGTGATACAAGTATGAATATAAGTTCTGCACCTTCAAGAGCATACTCTGGTAAAAATATATTTAGACAAGCATTAAGAATAGATTCTTCTTCAGATGCAGTAATCGCAAAAGTAGCTAATAATGCTGGAACCTTTGCTATCACTTCATTCACAAATAAAGTAAAAATAGACAATGATGATGAAGTCGGAGCAAACGCCATTGGAAGTGTACAGATAGCTGGAAACTCAATAGGCGGAGTGCAAATAGCAGCAAACTCAATCAGTGCAGTAGCAATAGTATCAAATGCTATTGGTTCAAGTGAAATATCAGCTAACTCAATAGGTGAAGCAAATATAATAGCAGGTGCTATTGGTAGTTCAGAAATAGCAGCAAATGCTATTGGAGCCGTAAATATATCAGCTAACGCTATTGGTACTTCAGAAATAGCCGCTAATTCAATAGGTGGTATAGCTATAGCAACCAATGCTATTGGTAGTTCAGAGATATCAGCAAATTCAATCGGAACAGTAGCAATAACAGCTAATAGTATTACAGCCGCTCAACTTACATCAGACGCAGTAGGTGCTTTTACAGTTACAGCAAATAGTATTACAGGAGTAGAACTAGCTTCTAACTCTGTAGGAAGTATTCAAATAGGGGCAAACACAATTAATAATGCAGAGATATCTGCAAACTCAGTTACTTCAGCTTCAATAGCTGCTAACTCAGTAAATGGAACCATATTATTAGGAAATTCAGTAGGAAGTAGCGAAATCGCAATCAATTCTGTAAATGGAATAATAATTCAAAATGGAGCAGTTGATACTGACCAAGTAGCAGGAAATGCTATAACAACAGTTGGTGTAGCTGCTAATGCTATAGTAAATGCAAGTGTAGCCAGTAATGCTATCAACGTAGATAGTATAGCTGCTAACTCTATAGAAAATGCACAGCTAAAATCAAATTCAGTAACAGCAGCTATAATTCAAGCAAATGCAATAGGCAATTCAGAGATAGCAGCAAACTCAGTAAATGCAGTTGTTATAGCTGCAAATGCTATTGAGTCAAATCAATTAAAAGCAAATTCAGTAAATGCAATTGTTATTGCAGCAAACTCTATTGAGAATAATCAGATAGCAATTAACTCTGTAACTAGTCTTGTCATTCAAAATGATTCTGTAAACGGCGACCATGTTCAAGCTAATTCAATCACAGCAGCAAAAATTGTAGCAAACAGTATAACAAACGCAGAAATAAGCGCGACTGGAGCTATAGACATAGCAAAAATAAGTATCGGAACAGGCTCTATAGACATAGCAAAAATAGCTATTGGCACAGGAGATATTGGTATAGCAAAAATAGCTATAGGAACAGGCTCCATAGACATAGCAAAAATAGCTATCGGAACAGGAGATATTGATATAGCAAAAATAGCTATTGGTACAGGTTCTATAGACATAGCAAAAATAGCTATTGGTACAGGTTCTATAGACATAGCAAAAATAGCTATCGGAACAGGCTCTATTGATTTTGCAAAAATTAGTGTAGGTAATGGAGATATTACTAATGCTATGATTGCTGCTAATGCTATTAATTCTGCTAAGATATCCGCATGTAGTATTAATACAGCAGAGATAAATTCAAATGCAATTACAAATGCTAAAATATCTTCAACAGATTCAATGACTTTGACTGTTGGAGGAGGGAGCGCAGGAGGATGGGCACTTACAGGCACAACCTTTGCTAGTACTAATGCAAGTGGAGCAGCAAATGCAACCTTTGCTTCAGCAGGTATTACTCTAGGTAGTGCTGGATTTATCTCCGCAAAAGAGTTCTATATTGATACATCAGGTAACGCCAAATTTAAAGGAACATTAGAAGGAGATGATGTTACTGTAAACGGAACATTAACAACAGCAAATATTACTCTAAACTCTACAGGTGCTAATACAACTGGTACTACTATTGGAACATTCTATGAAAATGATTATAACTATCGATTGATAGGAACAGTAGGTACAGGAGCAGGATACTATGTTGGTAATATTGTTATATCAGGAATTGGAGGAATAAGTCATGTAAAATCAATGCACTTCCATGTATCTGATAACAGTAGTTTTGTAACTACTGTTGGTACGCAGGACCAAAATGTTGTACAGCAAGGAGAATCGAATCCATTTAGTACAAGACTTGTAAGAAACATTGATGGATATGTCCATGAATCAAGAATATTTGCATCAGAAGTATCAAGTAATAACCCAGACCAATCATCTAGAACACAAGGCTCTATACCAGTATCATTTAAATATCCAGGAACTGGAACTGTAAAATTATACATATATGCACAGGGAGACAATAACTCATCAAGATTAGGATTCGTAAGATATAACTTTGTTAAGTTCGGAACTACAGACCCATTATTTAGTTTTACTAATATAACAGGTGCTGCTTTAAGCACAACGTATTATGCAAACTCACAAGTAACTGGCGGATTTACAGGAACAAAAACAGTTAGTTCTTCCGCACAATACAGTATTGATGGTGGTAGTTTTGTAACTGGTAATTCACAGATAGCAAATGGAAGTTATATTAACATAGCACATACTTCTTCTGGCTCAAACTTAACACTCTCACAAGTAAGTGCAACTATTGGTGGATTTGAAGAAACATTCCAAGTAACAACTGGAGGTACCTCTGGAGGCGGCGGTGGCGGTGGCTCTGGTGGCGGTGGCGGCGGTGGTTGTCTTGTGTACGGCTCAAATATAAGAATGGCAGATGGTACAACTAAAAAAGTTCAAGATATAGCTGTCGGAGATTCACTACAAGCCGTAACAGATACTACTTTAGATGAAAGCAATGAAGATGCTTACAAAACTTGGACTGCTACTTCACTAGTAAATGCCTCTAAAACTACTTCTGTAGTAAAAGCAATAGGGGTAGACTCTTATACATGGTTCTATAGAATAAATGAAACACTACACGCAACCTATGAACATCCTTTCTTAATATTGAGAGGAGAAACCTATATGTGGAAAACTGCAGAAGATATAATTTTAGGAGATTTTTTAGTTACAGATAATTTGGTATTAGAAAAAGTCTGGCGTAAACAAAGAGTAGACGAAGAAGTTCAAACTTATAATATCGATGTTGAAGATGCAGATACTTATATTACAGAAAACTATGTAACACATAACGCACTAGCAATTAAGGAGTAATAATGGATTGGATAATAAAAACAGGAACAGATAGCGAAGGAAATGCAGTAACAACAACTCTGGATTGTCAGATAAATGTTACTTGGACATATTCACATCATGAAACAATAAGCGCAGGAAGTTTAGATGATATTATTAGAGTAGTATTTTTAACCTGGTCGGCAACAGATACAACAACTGGAAACGCATCTCATTTAGTAACAGGGCAATCAGACCAAACTTTAACTGGCACTCATGAACAATCATTTTTTCCAAGCGATAAAATCGTTGGAAATCCTAATGCTTTTACAGGAGTACTAACTGGCTGGACTCCTCATTCGGCAGTAACACAAGACCAGATGAAAACTTGGTGTTTAGATATACTTAATCATGATGGAGGCTGGCGAATGAATAGCTTTAAAACTCAGATATGTCATGACCTTTATGGTGAACATTACTATGCTCCATCAGGTTAAAGCAATACCCCTTAAAAATAGTTCTTGACAACACCCCATATTTTTGATATAATTCTATTAATAGGAGTACAATTATGGCAGCAGGAAATTATGATATAGTCATAGACCAGGGGTCTGACTTTTCCATAGAATTAGTAGTAGCGCAAAACGGCAGCCCAGTTAATCTGAGTAGTCACACTGCGTCTGCACAACTAAGACCCACGCCAACATCTAGTACTCTTACAGCAACCTTTTCTTGTACAGTTACAAATGCCGCACAAGGTAAATTAACAATGAGTTTAGGATATGCATTAACACGGAACGTAGCGTCAGGAAAATACTATTATGATTTAGAACTATTTAACAGTAGTGCAAACAGTATTACCAGACTCATCCAAGGCGTAGCAAGAGTTACAGCAGAAGTTACAAGATAATGGCACTTACAGTCACGATTACTCCTCAAACTACAAGTTTAAGCGCAACAGCACAGACCACTACATTAACGGTTTCTAGCGCTGTAGCCGCCAGTGCAACAGATGCAGGCTCACTCACATTCGACAATCCGGTAGGGACACTTTCTAGTCAATCCACTGTTGAAGGAGCCCTTAACTTTTTAGCTAACCAATTTTTCGTACAAACATCTTCTCCAGCCTCTAGTACAGCAAACTTAGCGGAAGGAGATTTATTTTATGACACTGATGACAATCAGTTAAAGATCTATAGAGAAACGTCTACGGGCGTATATAGTTTTGTTCCTATAATGATAGGTAACGACTCAACAGACTCAGACACTATAGACGCAGGGGCTTTTTAAGCTCATTTAGGACAGAAACATGGCACAAACCATTAAAATCAAAAGAAGTGCGAGTTCCGCCGCTCCCTCTTCCCTCGGTGCTGGTGAATTAGCGTATTCATCAAATTCAAAGAAACTATTTGTAGGGCATCCAAGCACCTCGGCGGTAACAACAATAGGCGGGGACTTATATGTCCAAATGCTCGACCATACAGCTGGTACGCTGACAGCAAGTTCAGCTGTAGTAGTTGACAGTAATAGCAAAATTGACCAATTAAAAACTGGTAATATTGTAATTACAGGATCTAGCAATACTCTTAGTACAGCTTCAGGTAATTTAACAATAGCGCCAGCAGGCAATTTAGTTATTACTCATGGTGGTACATTAGACCTTTCAGGTCAAGCAAATTCACTTACACTATTAGATAACAATGCAGCAGCATTAGATATAAACCAGGGCGGAACCTCATATCTAAAATTTGTTACTACTAACGGAAGTGAATCAACAACAGTAGGCAGTGCTCTATCAGTTGCAGGATTAAGTTCGCTAGCAGGCGTAAACATGACTGGCAACTTAGCTATTGCTACTAACAAATTCACAGTAAATGCGAGCTCAGGTAATGTAGTAGCCGCAGGTACTATAAGTGGTACAGACGTAACTGCAAGTGGCGATTTAGAAGTCACAGGCGGCACAACTCTTAATGGAGCAGTAAACATTGGTAACGCAAGTAGTGATACTATAACAGTTGCTGGTACTACAACATTTACCCCATCAGTAGACTTTGATGGTGGACTTACAGTTGCAGGCTCACAAACAATTGACATGGGTGCAAACAGGATTACTAATATTGGTACTCCTACCCAAGCAACAGATGCCTCAACTAAAGCATACGTAGACAGCGTAAAACAAGCACTAGATATTAAAGATTCTTGTAGAGTAGCAACAGAAGCTGCTATTTCAGGAACATATGATAATGGTACTGGTGGTGTAGGGGCAACTCTAACATATGGCTCAAATGGAGCTATATCAGTAGACGGACAAGCTTTAATACTTAATGATAGAGTACTTGTTAAAAATCAGTCAACAGGAACACAGAATGGTGTTTACTTTGTAAGTACAGTAGGTAGTGGCTCAGCAGCAGCCGTATTAACAAGAGCGCTAGACGCAGATTCAAGTGCTGATGTAACTGGAGGACTGTTTACTTTTATTGAAGAAGGTTCTACTAATGCAGACGCAGGTTTCGTTCTTTCAAACGTTACTGGTTCAGCAACTCTTGGTACTGATACATTAACATTCACACAGTTCTCAGGAGCTGGTAGTGTAACAGCAGGAACAGGACTTGGTAAAGCAGGTAATACTATTTCAGTTAATGTAGATAATACTTCAATAGAAATAGTATCAGATACTTTACAAATTAAAGGTTTAGACAACGCTATTGCTGAAGGTCAAATGATTTTCGGAGCAAATGGTGGTAATCAATTTACAACATTAAATATTGGTACTTATGACTCTACTAATTCAGTAGGTCAAATGCTTCAAGTAGGAGCAAACGGAACAGTAGCATGGTCAAATACACTAGACGGAGGAACATTCTAAGAAATGTCCCATGTAATTAAAATTAAAAGGTCAGAAACTGCAGGTAGTGTACCACAAGCAAGTGATTTACAAACACATGAACTTGCTATGAATGTTTCTGACAAAACAATTTACACAAAGAATAGCTCAGGTCAAATTGTTACTATGTCTTCTGCAGGAATAACAGAATCAGAAGCATTAGCACTGAGCATAGCATTAGGATAAGATTATGGCATCAGCATTTAAATCAGCATCACAAGCCAGTGTAGGTACCTCATTAACGAGTGTCTATACTTGCCCAGGTAGTACAACATCTACAATTATTGGGTGTTACATTTGTAATCAAAGTGGTGGACAAATTGAAGCAACAGTAGAGTTCTATGACGCAAGTTCAAGTACTCACGTAGCTTTAATGCATAACACTCCAATACCAAGTAACTCTACACAAGTAGTTATAGGTGGAGATGCAAAAGTTGTTTTAGAAGCTGGGGATATAATCAAGGTACAGAGTAATGTAGCAAATTCAATCGACTGCGTACTCTCATATTTGGAGCAAACATAATATGTCACTCATAGGAAAAAGTAATGCATTAGTCTCCTCACTTGAGGCGAATGCAGTAGGTACTACTGAAATAGTAAGTAATTCAATTACAGCAAGTGAAATAGCAGCAAACGCTGTTGGATCAAGTGAAATAGCAGCAAACGCAATAGGAACTAGTGAAATATCAACTAATGCTATTGCAGCAGCTCAACTACAACAGTCAGCAGTAACAGGAGTTGCAGATAACTCAATAGACACAGCTGCACTAGCAACTAATTCAGTTGATAGTCTTCAGTTAATAGACGGAAGTATAGACTCTTCTCACATTGCTACTGCACAAATAATAACATCTAAGATAGCTGCAAACAATGTAACAGGAGCTGAAATAGCAACAGATTCAATAGTAGCAAGACACGTAGCTGCTAACGCTATAGCAAACGCAGAAATATCAGCAAATGCAGTAGACTCATCAGAATTAAAAACAGGTTCAATAGATACAATACATCTAGGGGCTTTACAAGTAACAGCAGCTAAACTAGCCGCTAACTCAGTAACAAGTGCAAAAATTGCAGTAAATTCAGTAGGAAGTAGTGAAATAGCAAATAACTCGGTCACGGCTACTCAAATACCAGCTGGTACTGTTACCGCAGATTTATTAGCGGCTAACTCTGTAGATAGTGCAGAACTAATAACAGGTAGTATAGATACTATACATATAGGAGCTTCACAAGTAACTACAGCTAAAATAGCTAATAGTAATGTAACAACTGGTAAAATAGCAGATAATGCTATTACAGCAGCTAAGCTACCTTCTGGAGTAATTGCTTCAGACCATATCGCAGATGGTACTATTGTATCAGGAGATATAGCAGATAATACTATAGCAACAGGTAAGATAGCAGATAATGCAGTAGACAGTACAAAAATTGCTTCTAATAGTATTTTAACAAGACACATAGACGATGCACAGATTACAGCAGATCAACTTGCTGCAAACTCTGTAGATACAGCAGAAATAGTAAGTGGCTCAATAGACGCCATACACCTAGCTTCTGATTCAGTTACAACAGCAAAAATATTAAATGCTAATGTAACAACAGCAAAGATAGCAGATAACGCAGTTACTGCGGCTAAGATTGCAGACGGAAGTATCACTAGTACTCAATTAGGTGCAAACTCAGTAGATACTGCAGAACTAGTATCAGGCTCAATAGACACAATACATATAGCAGACGACCAAGTAACAAATGCAAAACTTGCAGTAAATTCAGTATCTGCAGTAGAAATATCTGGAAATGCAGTAACAGCTACACAGATAGCAGCAAATGCTGTATCAGTAGCAGAACTTAAATCAGATGCATTAAGTGGACAGACAATGTCAGGTAATGTTACTTTCTCAGGAAATGTGACAGTATCAGGAACCTCATTCGCAGCTTCAGCTACCACAATTACAACTGGAGATTCTCTTATCTCAATGGCAACTGGCAACGGAAGTTCAGATGCAGTTGATATAGGTTTCTATGGATTATACGATACTAGTGGTACAGACAAATACTCAGGTATATTCAGAAACGCAGATAACTCTGGTAAGTGGCAAATATTTAAAGATTTACAAGTACAACCAACTACAACTGTAAATACTTCAGGAACAGGTTATACAAAAGGGGTACTAGTAGCAGACATAGAAGGAAATGTAACAGGTAACTTAACAGGTACAGCAAGTGCAATAGCAAACAATACTGTTAATGCAAGTAAGATTGTAGCAGGAAGTGTTACAACAGCAGAAATAGCAGCAAACACAATAGCAACAGGAAACATAGCAGATAACGCGGTAGATGGAACTAAGATCGCTCAGAACAGTATCTTAACAAAACATATTGATGATGGACAAGTAGGAGCAGCTCAACTAGCAAGTGATGCAGTAACATCAGCTAAAATAGGTGATAACGCTATTAATAGTGTAGCATTTATATCAAGCGGTTTAATTACATCAGACTTAATATCTAATGGAACTATTGTATCAGGAGATATAGCAGCTAATACTATTGCTACTGGTAATATTGCAGATAACGCAGTAGATGGAACTAAGATAGCACAAAATAGTATTCTTACTAGACATATTGATGATGCACAGGTTAATACTGCTCAATTAGCAGGTAACTCTGTAACAGCCGCAAAGATACAAGCAAACGCTGTTGGTTCAAGTGAGATTGCAAGTAATTCAGTAACAGCAGAATCAATTACTGCAGGAGCAATAGGCTCCTCAGAATTAGCGGCTAACTCCGTAGATTCATCAGAATTAGTAAGTGGTAGTATTGATACTATACATATTGGAGATGACCAAGTAACAGCAGCTAAGATGGCAGACAATGCAATTAACAATGTAGGTATGATATCATCAGGATTAATTACTGCAGACTTAATAGCTACGGATGCAGTAGGCTCAGCAGAGATAGCAGCCAATGCAGTAGACAGCGCAGAATTAAAGACTGGCTCAATAGATACAATACATCTAGGAGCTTTACAAGTAACAACTGCAAAAATAAATGCTAATGCTGTAACAGCAGCTAAAATAGCAGCAAACGCAGTAGGTACAAGTGAGATTGCAAATAATTCTATAACAACTACACAATTATCAAGTGCAGCACTTGGTGGTAAGTTTTTGTCAGGTACTGTTGGATTTACAGGAGACTTATTTATGGGAGCTGGAGACTCTAATACTGCTTACTTTGGAAGTAGAATAGGTCTTCAAGATACATCACCTCCACAGAAATTTCACATAGGTCAAGTAGCTGGTATGGATGTTGGCTCAGGAACTTCTTCAGCAACAACAGTATTTACACTAGATAGTTTTACAGCTTCAGTATTTAGAACTGCTAAGTACTTAGTACAGATAACAAATTCAACAGACAGTGATTATCAATCACTAGAAATAACACTTTTCCATGACGGAACAACAGTTTATTTAACGCAGTACGCTTCTATATTTGACAATGGGGCACAAGCAACATTTGATGCAGATATAAGCAGTGGCGCTGTAAGATTAAGAGTGACACCAGCAAGTGGTGACACAATGGCTTATAAATTTATAAGAACAACAATAGAGGTATAAAATGGGACAAAAATTAGATTTTAATATCGAAGACGCAGGAATAAAAATTGATGGTGTTCAAGCCGTAGATTCCAGCGCAAACTTTCAAGGTGCAGGTATCGCAGCAGCCAAGATTACATCAGGCACAGTGCCTTCAGCTAGATTACCGCACACAATTACTACAACTGCTCCAACAGGAGTAGGAAGTACGTCAAGCGGCCACATCTTTTTCGTATACTCGAGTTAAGACATGGCAATATTTGTAAACGATTCTGGTACATTACGGACTGTTCGATTTATCGCTGTCAACGACAGCGGAACCATTCGTCGTGTCAACGAGGTTTACGTCAATGATGGCGGAACTTTAGCTGGACCGTTTACTGCTACGCACTCAACTACAAGACAAACTGCTACAACTACTAGTACTATATCAGGTGTACAAAATACAGTATTCAACACGACTACTACTTTTGATACTGACTATAATACAACAACTACGTTTGACACAAGTAGAACTACAACTTTCGATACGAGCAGAACAACAGACACAAGTAGAACAACTACATTTGCAACAACAACAGTATTCAATACAACAACAAGTACTACAACTGCTTTTAATACAACTACAGCGTTTACAACTACAACTACTTTTACAACTACACAAGGTACGACGACAGCGTATACTACAACTACGACATTTAATACAACAACAACATTTAATACTTCGCAGTCGACTACAACGGCCTTTACTACAACTACAACATTTAATACAAGTAAAAGTACTGTTACCGCATTTAATACTACAACAGCATATATAACAGCTTTCGATACAACAATAGGAACTAGTAGGAATACTTCATTTGCGACAACAACTGCTTATATTGATAATACTACTTATGCTACTGATACGGCTTATATAGATAATACTTCTCAAGCAACAACAGTAAGCACAAATACTACACAAGCTACAAATACAAGTAGAAGTACTAACACAACACAAACAACTGGCACTACTACTACTTTTGCAACAACAACTGCTTATATAGATAATACATCATTTGCTACTATAACCTCTTATGATACTACGCAAAGCACTAGTACAGCAAGAAGCACTAACACAGCTAGAGATACTGCTTATATTGACAATACAACATTTGCTACTATAACAGCTTATACTACTACGCAGGCAACGAATACTGCTAGAAATACTAATACAGCGACAGCATATATTGATAATACATCATTTGCTACTATAACAGCTTATACTACTACACAGGCAACAAATACAAGTAGAAGTACAGGTTTTACAAACTCTACTGCTTATGATACTACACAGGCGACAAATACAAGTAGAACTTGTTCTTTTACAAACAATACAGCCTTTACAAACTCTACAGCATATATAGATATTACTACTTTTACAAACAATACAAGTTTTACAAATATAACTGCTAGAACTACAGTTTTCCAAAATAATACAAACACTTCTAGAAGTACTAATACTGCTAGAAACACATCGGTTGGAACTAACACATCTAGAAACACAAACACAGCTAGAAACACAGCAGTTACAAATAATACTGCATTTACAAATATTACTACTTATATAACTGTATTCATTGACTTCAACTTTGACCCAGAACAAGGAACTGACTTTTATCAGCAAAGTGATAATACATCAAGAAGTACTAACACTTCTAGAGGTACAGCTGGTAGTAGATCTACAGGATTTACAAATTCAACTGGATTTACTAATAATACAGCTAGAAGCACTGGCTTTACAAATAATACAGCGTTCTCAAATGCAACAAATACAAGTAGAACTACTACTTATAGTACTAATACAGGCAGAGCGACTGCTACTTCTGTTAATACAAACACAAGTAGAAATACTAATACCGCTAGAGCAACAAACACTTCTAGAATTACTTCGTATATTGATAATACAGCATTTGGAACAAGTAGAAATACAAATACTTCTAGAACTACAGCATATATAGATAACACAGCATTTGGCACCAGTAGAAGTACAAACACTACACAGGCAACAAATACAAGTAGAAACACTAACACATCAACAGCCTATATAGATAATACAGCATTTGGTACAAGCAGAAGTACAAATACTACACAAGCAACAAATACTTCTAGAAGTACTGGCTTTACAAATAATACAGCGTTCACAAATAATACCTCATTTGGAACAAGCAGAAGTACAAATACTGTTCAAGCTACAAACACAGCAAGAAGTACAAATACTACACAAGCTACAAACACAGCAACTACATTTGCTACTGATACAGCTTACATTGATAATACAACATTTGCTACTATCAGTGCATATATTACTACACAAGCTACAAACACAAGCAGAAGTACAAATACTACACAAGCTACAAACACAAGCAGAAGTACAAACACTACTCAATCCACAGCGTACGAAACTGCTTATATTACTTCAAGAGCATCTTCTAGAACTACTGGAACATCTCACTCTACAACGACGACATTTAATACAGCTAGGTCAACAGCTTCAAGTAGAGCTACAACAACAACGTTTGAAACTTCACAGGGAACAGTTACAACTAGGTCAACAGGTTCAAGCAGAACAACAACAACAGCATTTGATACAGATAGAAGCACAGCCTCTAGTAGAACAACTGGTTCAAGCAGAACAACAACAAGTACTTTTGAAACAAGTCAATCTACTCAAACAAGTAGAACAACTGTATTTGGAACTACAACCACTTTTGAAACAAGTAAGACTACTACTTTTGGAACAGATAGAACAACTACTACTACTATATCCACAAGTAAAGCAACAGAAACAAATAGAACAACTGATCACTTAACAACAACAACTTTCGATACAACAACAACAGTATTTGAAAGAATAACCGCCTCCCAAGCAGGTACAATTTTTGATACCGAAGTTGCGAGTCTAGCAGACTTTGGATTATCTTATTGGGATGGCTCACAATGGAGCGATTCTTAATATGATAAAAGCAGAACAAGAAGATATTACACCAAACTATCTTAATAAAAAATTAGAGTCAATGATGGCAGCCGTCTTTGACCATATTGGTGAAACAGAAGAAAGAATAAAAAACCTAGAAAAAGAAATTTTCAAGCTAAGAAATGATAACAAAGCAGAAGCCAGTTAAGAAAAATAAACTGGTAGCAATGACTATAAATGAGTCATTGGGAGATATACCAACTCACTTCATGAAGTCAGGATCTTGTACAAGACCTAAAGATGACTTAGATGGATTAGCTAGATTGAAAGAGAAACTTGTTCTTGACACTAGTGAAGGAGTTGACTGGGAATATGATTTATGGTTTAATACTAATGAACTACATAGTATTAGAAAATGGTTATATACAGATTTTTTAGGTAAAGGAATATACTGTAGAGTTAATTCTATAAAAATTAACACCAAATTATTTAAAGCGATTGCTAATTCAGACATAAAGATTGATGAAGAAAGAATCGAAAAAATAGTAAATGGACTACAGAATAAATATAATTTACAATGGAATACAGAATTTTATGATAAAGTAATTTTCTTACCAGGTAGTAATTTATTATGTAAAGGAACTGTAATTGATTATAGACGAGTAAAGAAATTAGTAGATGAAGGATATGTAATAAAACCTCATCCAATTACTGCTCATGTTTATATTGCCGATTTAAAAAGAAGATTTGGTGCAGAAAATGTACTAAACAAAAAAGAAGGTGGGTATGAACTACTACTTAATTGTAAAGAAGTAGCGACTGCTCCAAATAGTGAGATGGGATTAATTGCACTCCTTCTCAGAAAGAGACTTTCTCTTGTTAGCTTTCCTAAAGAAGCACGAGAGAAAAATTTATTAACTTACGAAAGTTTTTATGATACAGTATCAAACAGACAATCGTACCTTGCACTTTGTAAAATACTCTCAGCAAGAAACTCTGGAGTAATATTTGAATTTGATGAAGATGCGGAAGAAAGACTACAGGCATATGTAGATAACTTTTGGGAATTTAAAAAGATAAAAAATGATTGAAATAGTACACCCCTATAAAAAAGTATGGAGTATGTTTACTTTAGCATCACTCCTGCCCGATAAAGAAGAAGTTAGAATACATCTATATGTAAATAATAAAGATTGGGATGAAGCTCCAATTGAATGGATAGTAGATAACTTTCCAAATGTTAAAATATATGAATCTTTTTGGAGAAAATCAGACTTAGCCAAATGTATGTGTCACTTACTGGATCATTGGAAAGATAAAGGTGGACTACATAAAAGAATAGTTTGGCTAGGTGGCAACAATATAATAAACGGTAAATGGTCTAATAACTTTCCTAATGAAGAATTCTTTGCGGGGTCTGTTTCTTTCTTATCACATAAAAGAGTCTTTAGAAAACATCCAAGATTTAAAGACTTTTACAGAATTTTACAAATACCTATTTCACCAACTAAACTACAAAATATTGATTCAGAGTTTATGATATTTAACTATGACATGTTAAAAACTTTTTCACTTGAAGAGTTATTCTGTCCTACAGAAAAAGACGGCTTAGAAGCAAGATCTCCTAATATGCCTAAGATTGATAGACTTCTTTATCAAGCAAGTACAGAATGGTTTATGACAAGATTATTAGGTTATCAGCATAAATTTATGCCACTATACATGAATGGTAAAAATGATATTTTAGTAGAACTAGAATCCCTTGGACCACTTGACAGTGTTAACTATAATGTAATGTTAAGAAAATGTTTTCAATTAAATATACAACATAAGTGGTTAATTCAAACTTATACAATGATACCTACAACTATACAACTATCTCTTCCATGGGATATGTATACTAACTTAATTCCTAGCATACCTATAAATATGCGAAATGCACGAAATAATGAAATTTTGATGTTGAAATCAACTAAACAGAAACGTGTAGCTGGGTCTTTAGTAAAAGTAGGATTTAGATTAGGAAAAATCTAAAAATTCTTCTTTCAAATCTGAAAGAACTTTCCATTTAATTTTGCCTCTATCGGCTAACTCTTTTACTATTTGTTTTTCATTTGGATTGTGAGGACTCCTATCCTTACTATTAACTGGCAAATGCCAACTAGCGGGATAGTCTGCTCCTGTAGAGAAAGGCAACTTTTTAGAGAAAAAATCAAATCCTATGATTTCTATACTCTCATATTCACACTTATTTAAAAAATACAATATACCAAGAAAACCTGCAGAAGGACGATCACCTAATGCCTTATCATTAGTAGCTCCTACTAAATCAAATATTTCTAGTATTTCTTTATCTGTAAACATAACTTCATGCGGTTGAGTAAATTTAGGACTAGATGGCTCTGTGTTCATATGTATTCTACAGCGATTAAATAATATTTTGGCATTTTCAAACCTATGATAGTGCCTTTGTCTTAAGAAACCTGTAATCCATATATCAGTTTTTTTACCTATCTGTTCAAAATTTTCATCTGTAGGTATGCCTTTTCCGAATCTAACAATTGTGTCAAAACTGTCAATATATGAGCCATACTCGTGTTGAAGTAATTCTACTGAATTTCCTACTAATATTACTCGTCCCATCATGACTTCAATCCTAAACTTCTAGCGATTTCTTTTTCATTTTGAATTTGGATATAATTTGCAGGATTTTCAATTGTTATTTCAGTAATGTCTGAGTTTTTTATCACCCAATCTACCCACTCACCTGCTCTCTCATATGAGATACTTGAATGCATTGAAGACTCTAATAACCCAAAGTTGATTGTAGCAATTCTACATTTGGCATCACTGTTATAATTTAAGTTAGTTGCCATATGATTTAGAGCGGCCTTTTGTGCGGCGTACTTATATCCTTTAGATATATTAGGTTGATGGGCTCTTGACGAAATATTAACTATTGTTTTAGTTTCATCATCTTTCCATACCTCGTACACTTCTTCGAGAAGTCTGCACTGTTCCCACTCTACATGAGCATTGTTTACAAATACATCATACTGTGACCAATCTGCCCCAAACTCTACTCTTATTTTATTACCTTGTATACAATTTGCTAATTTACTGCTACCTGTTACTGCGATTTTCATAGTACTCCTTTACTAGATTAAAAGATTCTTTTCCAAATAGAGAACCATCAACACTACACTTATTGCAAGGGCTGTGTGACCTATCTCCTTTTATTAATTTTTTACGAATTTTTGTCATAGGTTTACCAAACCATACATTGTGTAATGTATCTTGTAGTAAATTTCCCACAACATGTTCCCTCCCCCAGTCGTTTGAACAAAATAGAACATCTCCATTCCAGTCTACGAACATTTTATAGAAAGGATAATGACATGGTTTACCTTTTAAAGAAGCCACGTTTGATTCTTCTATACCTACCCAATCGATGACCCCGCTACGGTTGTTAAGTAATAATCCATGGTTCTCAAAATCTCCCCAATGCATACGATACTTGTACTTTTCTTCAGGTATATTTTTCATAACTTTATCGAAATGAGTCATTTGCTCTACGCCATCATAAAGATTTATGTAAATTAAATCTAATCCACTATATTCAAATAGTTCTTCTGCGTATGTTTGGGTAAGTTTGTCGCCATTAGTGTTACACTCTAAAGTTGCTAATGGAACTGTGTGTCGAAAGATATGAACTATCTCTCTGAAATTTGGGTTGAGTAAATTTTCTCCAAATCCACTCAATGATATTTTTCCACTAAAACCTGCCTTACCTAGTTCGAGACCTATTGTCTCGGCTCCTTTTATGGTAAGATGCAAGTTTCTATTTGGAAATACTTTTGGGTCGTGTCTCGGACAAAAGACACAAGTTCTATTACATAACTCTGTAGTATTTATTTCAACAGTAAGAATCGAATCTAACTCTGTTAGGTTATTCTTTTTTGCCCAATGTTTCTTTTCCTGCTCTCGTCTGTGTGCTAAAAAGTCATACTGGTCTACTGCTACTACAGGTATGTTTCTCATTATAATGAATTATATATGTCTGTCCATTCTTTACAATATTGCTCATGGTCGTTTATACCCATCCATGGTCCGCCATCTGTAAAATGTACTCCTTTAGCTCTCTCACCAAAGTCATAATAATTTACTAAAGCATTGTAAGCAGCAGGTAAAGAACCCACTTTGCTAGCCCAAGTAAACCCATGAAGATGCCTAGCGGCTGCATTATTTACATACCACTCATTTAAGTTTACACATTCTTTATTATTAAAATACATCAACGATGACCAATATTTTTTATCATAAGGCTTGTTTAGTTTATCATGCATTTTAGTGTATTGGTCAAACATTAAGTCTGCATGCTGTACACACATAACTTCTTCATTATCTTTCTTAAAATGAGTTATCTCTTGTGGGTCACATCTCCATAGAAAGTCACCATCACAAAATAAAGAATAGCCCATGTAGTTGGAAAGATAAGGAACAAGAAATCTAGTAAAAGCAAATTCGGTATTCCCTTTCTCTTTTCTAGTGTATATTCCCTGTTCCTCTAATTCCGAAGTAATTAAAGGTATAACTTCGTGTGTAGGATTAAATCGTAAGATTGATGCCTTACACACTTCAAACATTTCAGGATATGCCGATTCATAGCCTACGAATATTTTCATTAGTCTTCCTTTAATTGTTCGCCAAGATCATTAACATACGCCTGTCTAGCCGTTTGTGTAATAGCCATCTTGTGCTTGTAATCTTCTAAATCGATATCGCACTTGTTTATTGCATTAACAATACTTTGTTGTTCTTTAGATAATGCTGATACATCATACGAAGTTTCATCGATAGTGATTGTTTGTGTAGGTAGTTCTGAACTCATTTAAATACGTCCTGCCAATTGCCTTGTGTACTCGCCTTAGCATACTCGGTAGCACGGTTTTCAAAAAAGTTGGTATGCTCAACTGCGTTGACTTGCATGTCAATCCAAGGTAATGGATTATCTGTACTATGAAATATCTTCTTCATACCGATACCTAATAACCTTCTGTCAGCAATATATCTAATATACTCCTTGACTTCTTTTGCTGTCAAATCTGGTATATCTGCTTTATCAAAACAAATATCAATAAAGTTATCTTCTAACTCTACTGTCTTTTCTGCAGCACAGTATATTTCGTACTTTAACTTATCAGTCCATAACTCAGGATTCTCTGCAATGAAAGTTCTGAATAGTTTAGACAAACCTTCTACATGTAATGATTCATCACGAATACTCCATGTTACAATTTGTCCCATTCCTTTCATCAAGTTATGTCTTGGGTAGTTAAGAAGAATAGCAAAGCTACTAAATAACTGTACTCCTTCTGTAAATGCACTATATACTGCCATTGTCTTTGCCATATCATATGGAGTGTTCATACCGAAATCTTGTAGATATTCATGTTTCTCCATCATAGCATTGATATCAAAAAACTCTTGGTACATATCTTCTGATTTACCTAAAGTTTCTAGTAGAAGGGAATATGCTTCTTGGTGTACTGCTTCCATAGCAGCGTAACTAACTAGCATCATTCTTACTTCTGGTTGTTTAAATGTAGGTAAGTAATGGTGGGCATAGCCTCCGCATACATCTACATCTGCTTGAGTGAAAAACTTAAAGATATTGTCTAACAATGTCCTTTCGCCTTCACTTAATTTTTCTTTATAATCCTTTATATCATCTTGTAATGGCACTTCTTCAGGTAGCCAATGCATTTGTTGTTGTTTTTTATAGTTCTCAAATGCCCAAGGATATTGAAAAGGTTTATAGTATTCTCTTTCTTTTAATAAACTCATTTATCCCTCGCAACTTAAACAGTCTGACTGTTCAAATATTATTTCTCGCTTAGCTTGATTAGATACATTATCAGCTCTACTGATAGCTTCACTTCTCAAGTAATACAATGTTTTTAAATTCTTTGCCCATGCTAACATATGGACATTGTGTAAATCGCCTTTATTTACATCAGGTGGGAAAAATAGGTTTACGCTCTGTGACTGACAAATATATTCTTGTCTAGTACTTGCGTGTTCTACAATCCATGCTTGATTAATTTCTACGGCTGTTTTGAATACATCTTTTTCCCACTCGTCAAGTACGTCAAGATGTTGTACACTACCTCTGTTTGCAACAATACTTTTCCAAGTGCTATCGTATACTTCAGCATGTCCTATTTTACTCATTAGCAACCTATCTAAAAATTTATTCTTAACTAAGTTACTACCAGACTTTGTCTTTTGAGTATAGGCGTTTGCTCTATATGGTTCAATACTTGGACTAGTGTTTCCACAGATAATACTAGATGAAGCGTTAGGAGCGATTGCCAATAGATGAGCGTTCCTTACAGAACAACTATCATCGTCTGGGCAAGCTCCTCTCTCAACAGCTAGTTGTCTAGTTGTGTTTTCCGCTTGTGTTTTGATATGTTGGAACATTTCAGAATTAGCGCCTGTTGCCATTGGGTTATCAAAAGGTATTCCATTTTTTTGTAAATACGCATGAAAACCCATAGCACCAAGTCCAATACTCCTCTCCCTCTGAGCACTAAACTTAGCTTTCTCTAATTGGTCAGGAGCATTATTAATAAAGTATTCAAGTACATTATCTAACATTCTGACTAAGTCAGGTATAAATGCAGGTACTTTTTTCCATTCATCATAATACTCTAGATTAACACTAGAGAGACAACAAACTGCTGTTCTTTCTTCGTTTGTGGCGAGTGTTATTTCTGAACACAGATTACTGTGATGTACTTTCATTCCTTTCTTCTTTTGAAAGTCGGGCAAATCTTTGTTTACCGCATCTTCAAACATTAAGTAAGGCTCTCCAGTTTCCATTCTATTCTGAAGTATTTTAACCCATAACGCTCTCGCAGATACAGTTTTCTTTACTTCAAGGGAATGAGGATCTGTAAGATCCCAGCTGTCGTCAAAATCAGGATACTTTGAAGCGGAGTGAATAAGCTCCATAAAAGCGTCAGGAATAACCACAGCATGATGGATATTAGTACACTTACGGTTAGTATCGCCACCAGTTGGCTTCCGTACATCTAAAAATTCCTCAATCTCGGGGTGACTCATATGTATATAACTTGCGTAACTTCCCCGTCTAGTTACTCCTTGTGAGAAAGCTAACATTTCTGCGTCTACTACCTTCATAAAAGGTATTACTCCTGTACTCTCGCTTCCTTTAGAAGTCTTAGAGCCAGACGCACGAACATCACTCCAGCTACCTCCAATACCTCCTCCAAAAGAAGATAAGAAAGCATTTTCTGTGAAGTGATCTGTTATTCCTTCTCTGCTGTCATCTACATAATTCAAAAAGCAACTAATAGGTAATCCTCTTTTAGTGCCTCCATTTGATAATACTGGCGTAGCAAACATAAACCATAGTTTACTTACATAATCATATAGTCTTTGTGCATGAGCCTCATCATCTGCAAAAGCTATTGCGGCACGCGCAAAAGCTTCTTGGGGTGAAGTTTCATCACCTACCATATATCTATCTTTTAGAGTTGCTAAAGCAAAATCATCTAAAAGACTATCTTTACTAAAGTCTATTTTCACTGACATAATTCTCCACTAATCCTATAATCTCTTTGGCGTGACCGAGTACTGCTCCGTCTACGTCATATGTTAAATCCATGAGTTTAATACCAACTTCAAGTCCGTCACTTCCGAACTCATTTAAGTTCTGTATAAATTTATACTTTCCGTCTATTGGTAAACTCGCCATAATATCAAAAATATCTCCATATTGTTGAATAATCTGTGTCGCTCTCTTTGGACCGATACCATCAACTCCTGGAACGTTATCTCCTTTATCCCCTGTTAGGCACTTATATGTTAAGAAGTACTCTGGGTCAAAATCATAATGCTCGTCCCAATTATGAATCGTTGTTTCTTTTCTAGTGACTGTAGAGAATCTACTTATATTCTCATCAATAAGTAAATCCCAGTCTCTATCTGATGAAATCATCCAAATATTTTGTATACCTAGATTCTCTCTGTTTTGACAGATAAGAGCAGCTATGTCATCAGCTTCTACTCCTGCATATTTAAGCGTAAGGTGTCCCTTATACTTTAAAGTATTCATAGTAACTTGGAACTCGGCTAAGAATTCTTGGAACTCTTGTTCCTCTTTCTCAGTCTGTTCTGCATATCTTTCTTTTCTGTTTGCTTTGTATTCGGGATATATTTCCTTACGGTAATTACTACCGCCATCCCCTAAGACTACGATTTCTCCGCAGTCATAAGACTTTGCTAATGATTGTACTGTTCGTACATAATCATGTTCAAAGTCATTCTTGCCCTGATGTTTCCATCTGAACGCCAAGTTGAGTCCATCAACTATTAGTAAGTTCCCATTCGGGATCGACTCTCCATGGCTCGTAAATTTTATCGCCATTTGTAAACTTTAACTCCTCTGTTTCTAAAAATTGTTCGGCAAAGGTGACATAGCACCCCAACCAGTTTATGTACATATGTTTTTTGTAACATGGCTTTCTTGTCGTTGCCACGTACCACTGTGAGTGATTCTCTTTAAATATAAGCAGAGGTTCCTGCTCCATATCCTGTGCCTGTTTGCACAACTTAGACCACCAACCCACAAAGGTATTACTCTTTTGAGTAAATATTTTATGATTAAATGCCATATCACGATAGAACTTAACCTCTATTGTAAAGAGGTTATGTTTGTGAGGTACCATTAAATCACCTTTTATCTTGCCAGAACCTGAGCCAGGAGTCTGTACGAACTCCTCGCCTGTGATTCTTTTAAGCATATCTGCTACGCGTATCTCAGCGTCATGACCTTTCCTTCTAGAATTAACCATCCAGTAAAGCCTTGAGTTCTGTGAATCCGCCTATCTTTTCTCCGTCTACTATAATCTGAGGAAATGTTCTTGCTGTCGGAAACAGTTCCCTAACTTCTGTTGGTTTAAAACCATCGCCCATCATCTTATATATAGTCTCCTCGACTTTTGGATGATTTTCTGCTAAATTTTTTGCTTGTACACAATATGTACAATTTGGTATACTGTAAATTACTACTTGCATGTTATTCCTTTTTATATTATATTATATCAAATTTATGAGATGTTGTCAAGATATAAATTATCCTTCTAAGTAACTAATATTATCTATTTTAGTTATCTCTATTTTTTCTAGTAATGGGTGAGTCCAACCATGTGATACCATATATGTATTAAGGTTTTCTTCTTTAAGTAATACTTCCACTACTTTTTCTTTACCAACTTCATCTAAGGCTTGGTTTACCTCATCCAAAAATAGCACATTGATTTGACTACGACTTATAGAAGCCATTAGTTTTCGTATTGCTACTAAGGTTGCTATGTTTACTCTAGCTAACTCGCCGCTAGAAAGAGCAAGAATGTCAATAATATTGCCATTATCTGAGACTTCCACATTTAATTTATCATTCTCCACTACAAAGTTAATACTAAATCTACCATCACTAAATTCAGCAAGGTAGTCGTTTGTTAGAACTTCTAGTTCTTTTACTAGAGATTCTATTTTATAAGCTAAAAGTCCGTTCGTACTAAATGCTTTTTTGAGTGTTTCAAGAATCGCCAATTTGCTTTCTGAACTCTCAAGACTAGATTTACTTGCATCAAGCTCCCTTTGAAATCCATCAGTTTGTTCCAAGATGATGCTAATTCTGGTGTTATGTCTTTCTCTTCTCTCGTTTTCATTTATAACCTCTTGAAGATTCGACCTACTATCGGCAATCGTTTTACGAAGCTCTTGAATTTGCTTGGAGATTCTTTCTCCATCCACTGCTTCTGACGGGAGCTCATGGTCAATAGACCTGTAGGTTTGTTCCCAGTCTTGGACTCCTTTGGTTGCTGCCCTATGTATTTTATTTCCATGTTGTATCTCGGTTAAATCTGCTTTCTTCTCTAAGTAATTTAGCTTTGCTGTCTTTATTCCTTCTCTATGAAGCTCTAGTTTTTCTTCTGTGAAGTCTACTTCTATGTCCTGACCGCATGTAGGACACTTACCTGTTTGACTTTCATACTCATTTAAGAGTCTCTCATGATATGCAAGATTATGGTTTACTTTTCCTATATCTTGTTCTATATCAGAAGTATCTTGCAACTCAGGATAAGTTTGTAAATCTGCTTTGTACTGTTCTAGCGGTATGTTTTTTACCTGCTGTTTCAGCATTTCATTAAGATTTATTTTTTTATTCTTTTCGGAGATATTTTCAAATTCTAATTGTAAAGAACGTAAAGATTCTTCATCTTCTTCATTAATTTTTGGTAAAATCATCTTTTCGAGTATGACACTATCTTCAAGAATATTATCTGCCAACCATTTCTCGATTGTTGCAATTTTCGCATTGCTTCCTGTGATTTCGTTTGCTTTTACTCTTACAGCTTCTTTAAAAATCTCAAAGTAAGACACATATTCGTCTAGCTTCAAGAGGTCAATTAAGAACTTTTTACGGTTCGTGTCAGTCGCTGTTAAGAATTGTAATGATGCATTGGTGTTTTGGTAAACTAATTGAGAAAAGGTTTTAAAATCAATGCCCAATACTTCCCCGAGCGTCTTGTACGTATTTGACGCTGTGTGTGAACTTATATCTTCTCCATTTTTTGTAAGTTTACACTTAAGTGCTGCACGTCTTATAACGCTAATACAGTACTCATCATTATCCACTGTAAAAGATAGAGAGATATTATAACCACTATTGATATAGCGGTTTGCGATATCTGCCTTCTTAACATTTTTACTGTTTTTATTAAATAATACTTCCTCTAAAATCAAGGGAATAGAGGATTTTCCCACTCCATTTGTGCCTACAAGCTGTGTAAGAGTTGACTTATCTAAGTCTAACTCGTTTCCTTCTCCATAAGAAAAGCAATTATCCCACTTCAGCTTCTTTAGAATAATCATTAAACACTCCTATAATATTTGGTATTTTAGTTTCTTCCAGACTTAAGATTTCAGATAGATACATTATTAGTTCTTCTGATATTGTCATGTCTTGACTCAACTTAAGAGTTGCTTCCATTTCTCGTTTTACTACTTTTTTATCGAGTAGCTCAGTGTTTTTAACTTTAGCCAAATCTTGAACATCTCCTTCCAACTCATATATAGTATGGTGAAAGTCGGTCTGAATCATATCATCTGGGTTAGTTACACTAGTACGAATAAGTTGAGGTAGTTCAAAACTCCCCCACTTCCATTCTAATCCGTCTATTAGTAAATACCCCGTTCGGACTTGATTTCTATGAAATGATGTAGTCATAGGACTGCCTGGATATACAATGTTTCTTTGAGTATTCTCGTGAGCATGTAAATCTCCAGCAAAAACAACTTTGAACTTATCAAATCTTTCTAAATCTACTTCTGGTACTACATGTGGTGGTATCTCTCCACGAACATGAGTATATAAGATTTCTGCATCAATATTTTCTATTGCATCTTTTCTATGTAAGTCTGCATAAGGTAATATTGCCCAGTTATCTTCGTAATATGTTGTATCAATTACTTCTACTAGAGGATTGATACTACTGGTAACTTTCTTCAAATTAGTAAAGAAAGTTTTATTTTTTCTTGTGGCTTCATGATTGCCGTCATATATAATAGTTCTTACATTTACTCTCTTTATAAAATCAAAGTAAAGAGTAAGTTCATCCATGCTGGGAACTCGATCAAACAAGTCCCCACCAATGATGTGTAAATCACAATTATTTTCCGCAATTACATTCTGTATTTGTTCAAAGAACATTTCATAACGAGAGCAAGCCCACGCTACAGGTACATTCTTTTGTCCTAATTTAATATGCCAGTCTGCGGTGAATAATATCATTTCATTGTTTCCTGAATAAATTTACCTATTGTATTTATATCTTGGTCTGATAACATAGCAGCTTGTCCCCACATAGTAGAAGACATAGCACCTACAGTTTCTCTGTTTTTGTAAGCATTTAATCTGTCAACTATGTAATCAGAAGATTGACCTGCTAGTTTAGGAAATACAGCCATACCTTGACCTTCCATTCCATGACAAGCAGCACAACCTGCCCATAGACTTCTAATAGAGGAAAACTCATCTGCATTTGCAAGTTCTTGTTTTGCTCTTAGTATGTCTACGCTTGTACCATTAAGGGCTACATAATCAATATAACATTGACCAGTACAACTAGTATTACTAGGCTGTCCTCTATATTCTAGATTATTGTAAGCAACCGAGATAGTTGCAAACATACCTATACAGATTGTAAATATATACCCCTTCATTTTTCATTTCTCCAATCTTTTACCCATCTTGCTCCATCTCTTTCTGCGTCTAAAAATATAGCATTAGTGAAACTTATAGGTAAAAGAACTGCAATATGAACAATGATACTTGTTACTACTGAATAGCCAAGCCATCCCATATAGTAAGAGGCAACAAATCCAAAGTATACTGACCACATAGTAAACAATACTAACATAAAGTAAGTTTGTAAACTTGGGTCAGGAATAACTCTTAATGGATTATATTTTGCATCCATGATTATACGCCAGGTATCTACTATCCATAATAGTGATTTTTTTAATTGCTTCATGCTACGAAGTCTTCTCCTGGTTGCCATTCACAACCTGTAAGTCCACCAGCTTTTAAGCCTTGTAGTGTTCTTAGTACTTCGTTTGCATTTCTACCTGTATCAAGTGCATTGACTGATACATGTTGAACAACCCCTTCTGGGTCTACAATATATGTAGCTCTAAAGCAGACTCCATTATCTTCATCAACTATTCCTAGTTTAGTAGATAACTTAAGTCCACAATCTGCAGCTAAAATATGATTAATATTTCTAATTGTGTCATTTGTTTGTTTCCACATTAGTTTACAGAACTCATTGTCACCGCTAACGCCGATAACATCTGCTTCTGATACTAGCATATCCATTCCTGCAATTTCAGTAGGGCAGATAAAAGTAAAATCTTTAGGATAAAAATACATAACAGTCCAACTATTGGGTGCTAATACATCTAAATCTAAAAAACTATTGCTTTCATCTACTCCAACCATGTGGAAATTAGGAAAGATACTTCCTACTCCAATCATGATACGTCGAACTCCGAATCTACTTGCTCGTCTCCGCCATCCTGATTATTGATTCTTCTTAGTAATTCCAACTGTGCGTCAGCAGTAGGTCTAGGAAGTACATCATCCATAGATTTAAGATCTTTGATAAGCTCTTTTTCTTCGTCGGTTAGTTCTCTATTTTTACATTTTAAGACAGCTAACTGATACTCAACGTTAAATACTTGAGGTCCAGTTTTCTTTCTTTTAAAATGAATGTCATAACCAGTTACTGGGTCTGTTGGATCACCTAAGTCTTCCATAGCTACAATAATTTGGTCAAACAGTTTTCTTTTAAGATTCAATACTTTAACTGAATTGTCTGAATAATCAATACATTGAACCGCATAAGACCATCCACACTTTAAGTCTGGGTAAAAGTCTCTTACGTGGTCGTGTTCGATGTTATTAAAGGTTTCAGAGTTTCTGTCGAAAGACAAACATTCCATAGGGATGTTTTTGTTGTTCTCTCCTTTAATCCAGTAGACATATCTAGGGAGTAAGTCGCCCACTAGTCTTACCTTGTGGTCTTCCTTATCCGCGTAGTTATAAGTTGATATTTTATCTTTTTGGGCTGAGCCCTTGGTTACATTAAAGCCTATTGCCATAATAATTCTCCTATTGTGTCTCCTCGAACATAAAATGAATCCTGCCGTTTTTTATGTCAAGCAGTCTGTTTTTAGTAATAATATCTTCTGATATTGGTAACATCAGAAGGTCAAGTGTGGAGTCTTTGGTTTGCTGATACTCAAAGTAATTGCGAAACGATGCGACTCCTGCATATTCCACTACTTCTTTATCTGAGTAACTGCGACCAGCATTTAGTAGTTTCTCAGGATTCAAGAGAAACGACTGTCCGCCATAGTAGTGTTTATAAAATTTAAACACTCGGTCGTTGTAATTTTTGGGTGTAAGTTTAAAAGTAATAATTCTTAGGATTGTAATGGTGTCCATAACATTTCCTTTGCTTCTTTTTAAAATCTCATTCCAATTAAATAATAACATATTATATCAAATTTTATAGATGTTGTCAAGAACTATTTTTGTCATCTTCATACGGACGACTACTTCGAATTTTTCCAATATCTTCTGGAGCCATTGTTGCATGAACGTCATTTACTGCCATATCTACTAGCTTACCTTGGTAGATGTAACTACCACAATGCATAAGTTCAATCATTGGTAATGTCCATATATCTATATTTTGCTTTCTCAAATTTTCACAAAACATATAATCTTCACTTAGATATCTGTTTTCTTCATTGATTATACAGTCAAAATAAGCATGAATTTTTTCTCCTAATTTAAACTCTCCTTCTCTTAAATGGTCAGGAGTATACTCTAACTCAGGATGTGCTTTTGCATATTCCTCAAATACACTTCTATGTATCATCATAAATCCAGTACCTGCTTCTTTGACTTTTACTGGTTCATATATAGGTGCTCTACCATTTGGGTATGCTCTATGGTCTGGATTAAAAACCATATCTCCTGCAACCTTTTCTAGTGCCACTGGGTTATCGTCAAACGTTCCTGACTTAGCAGCTTTTAATACTTTTT